TAATAAACCTAGACTTTTATATTATTTTAAAAGAAGAGGTTATAGAGGGTTTGCAATGAATAGACCCGACAAAAGAAGAAATAAATTATCAGTTACAGAAAGAGAAATAGGTGGTATACCTAATTCAAGTGAAGATATTAAACAAGCACATGCTTCAGCTATTGAAACATACATTGAACATTTTGTAGGATTAAAAGAAACAGGATATGGAGATATGTATTTACAAAGAACATTAGAGGATTGGGCTAGATTTAATATTAATAATAGAACCACACATGATGCTTCTATTAGTTCAGGTTTAGCTTTAATGGCGTGTAATAAACATAGATACGCACCAAGCAAACCTATAGTTCTAGAATCTGTAGATTTAGGTATAACAAGATATGATAATAAAGGATATACATCAAAAATTATAAGTTAAATGAATATATATACTAACACCAACAGCGTTTTTCCTAGTCAAGTAGTAAGCGATGCTGAAAAAGCTACTTGGGAATACGGCGAACAGGTTGCTCAAGCAATAGAACAAGAGTGGTTTCGTAATGGAAGGACTAATGGTAATAGATATTTAACTAGTTGGAATAATTATCACCAACTAAGATTGTACGCTAGAGGTGAACAATCAATACAAAAATACAAAGATGAATTAGCTATTAATGGCGATTTGTCTTATCTTAATTTAGATTGGAAACCTGTACCTATATTATCTAAGTTTGTTGATATTGTAGTTAATGGTATATCTCAGAAAACATATGACATTAAAGCTTATGCTCAAGATCCTGAATCTATAAAGAAAAGAACTGAATATGCTTCTAAGATTTATGAAGACATGTTATCATTAGATTATTTAGAAATAATCAAAAATACTTTAGGAATAGATTTATACCAAAGTCCTGATTTAGATGTTGTTCCAGAAACTAAAGATGAATTAGAATTACACATGCAGTTATCGTATAAACAATCTATTGAAATTGCAGAAGAAGAAGCGATATCTAGTGTGTTAGCTCAAAACAAATATGATCTTATTAGAAGAAGATTAAATATGGATTTAACAGTTTGTGGAATTGCAGCTGCTAAAACTAATTTTAATACAGCTAATGGAGTGACCGTAGATTATGTTGATCCTGCTTATTTAGTATATTCTTACACAGAAGATCCAAATTTTGAAGATATATATTATGTAGGAGAATTAAAAGCTATAACTATCCCTGAACTTAAAAAAGAATTTCCTAATATATCTGAAGAAGAATTAGAAAGAATACAATCCATGCCTAATAATAGATCTTATATTACTGGATGGGGAGATTATGATGAAAACACTGTGCAAGTTTTATACTTTGATTACAAAACTTATCATAATCAAGTATTTAAAATAAAACAAACTGATCAAGGTTTGATAAAAGCTATAGAAAAACCAGATACTTTTAACCCACCAGAAAATGATAACTTTGAAAGAGTATCAAGATCTATAGAGGTTTTGTATAGTGGAGCTAAGGTATTAGGTAGTAATACTATGTTAAAATGGGAGTTAGCAGAAAATATGTCTAGACCTATGGCTGATACTACTAAAGTAAAAATGAATTATGCTATTTGTGCTCCTAGAATATATAAAGGTAGAATTGAATCTGTAGTAGGTAAGTGTATAGGATTTGCTGATATGATTCAATTAACTCATTTAAAACTACAACAGGTAATTTCCAGATTAGTTCCAGATGGTGTTTATTTAGATATGGACGGACTAGCTGAAGTTGATCTTGGTAATGGAACAAATTATAATCCAGCTGAAGCATTAAATATGTATTTCCAAACTGGTTCGATAGTTGGTAGATCCTTAACTCAAGAAGGAGATATGAATCCTGGCAAGGTACCTATTCAAGAACTTAATTCTTCTGCAGGTGGAGCGAAAATACAAAGCTTAATTCAAACATATCAATACTATCTACAAATGATAAGAGATGTGACCGGATTAAATGAAGCAAGAGATGGAAGCACTCCAGATAGAAACACGTTAGTAGGATTACAGAAAATAGCTGCTAACGCATCTAACGTAGCAACTAGACATATTGTACAGTCTAGTTTATATATAACGTTAAAATTAGCAGAAAACATAGGGTTAAAAATAGCTGATGCTTTAGAATTTCCATTAACCAAAGCTTCTCTACAAAATTCTATATCTACTTTTAATATTAAAACATTAGAAGAAATCGTTAATCTTAATTTACATGATTTTGGTATATTCTTAGAATTAGAACCAGATGAAGAACAACAAGCAAAATTAGAAGAAAATATTCAAGTTGCATTACAAAGCGGCGGAATAGATTTAGAAGATGCTATTGATTTAAGACAAATTAAAAATCTTAAATTAGCTAATCAAATGCTTAAGGTTAAACGTAAAGCTAAAGGAGAAAAAGAACAAGCTAATCAACAAGCTAATATTCAAGCTCAAGCAGCGGCTCAAGCAGATGCAGCAGAAAAAACAGCTATGACAGAAGTACAAAAGCAACAAGCAATTAGTGGTGCTAATGTAGAATATGAAAAAGCTAAGAGTGAATTTGAAAAAGATCGTATGCAATTACAAGCACAATTAGATCAACAACAAACAATGCTTGAACATCAAAATGCAATGCAATTAAAAGGAATAGAAGAAGATGCGCGTAAACAAAAGGAAGCAGAAATAGAAGATCGAAAAGATAAAAGAATAAAAATGGAAGGTACTCAACAAAGTAAAATGATTGAGCAAAGAAATGTAGATGGTCCAGCTATAGATTTTGAATTAGAAGATAGTGGATTAAACATGGCGCATTTTATGTAAAATTTTAATTATTAATTATTTAATTATATTATATTATGTCAAAAACAAAAACAACTTCTAAAGAAGAAGTAAAACAAGAAGGTGACTTTAAAATAAAGTCTAAACCTAAAAAACCAAAACAATTGGTTAAAGAAGAAAAAGTAAAAAAAGTAAAAATTAATCCGAGAGAACCTTTAATAGAACTCGAAGATAATATTACTAAAGTAGAACTTAAAACAAAAGACGATGCCATTCAAATCGGAGAAACAGAGAAGGTATCTGTGGGCGAACCATCCGGAGATAGCGCAGAGGTGGGAGAATCTGTACAAGAGTCCAACGAGACTACTGAAGGGTTTTCTCCAATCACCGAAGTTACAGAGGAAGAAGAAAAAGTAACTAAACAACCTGATAATATTGTGGTTGATCAAGTATCTGAATCTATTCCAAAAGAAGAATTACCAGAAAATGTAGAAAAACTTATAGAGTTTATGAAAGAAACTGGTGGTACTGTAGAAGATTATGTTAGATTAAACGCAGATTATTCTAATATAAATGAAGAAGCATTGTTAAAAGAATATTATAAAAAATCTAAACCACATCTTAATGATGAGGAAATAGGTTTTGTAATGGAAGATAACTTTTATTACGATGAAGAAGTTGACGAAGAGCGTGACGTCAATAAAAAAGAAGCAATTGCAGAAGCCAAAAACTATTTGGAGGACTTGAAACAAAAATATTACGACGAGATCAAGTTGAGACCGGGTGTTACTCAAGAACAACAAAAAGCTATGGAATTCTTTAATCGCTACAATGAGCAACAAGCAAACGCTGAGCAACTACACGAAAACTTTAAACAAAAAACTCAAGAGTTATTCAATAACGATTTCAAAGGTTTTGATATCAATGTGGGGGATAAAAAATATAAGTACAATGTTCAAAATCGTGATACAGTTGCCGAGAATCAATCAAACATTAGCAATCTAATCGGGAAGTTCCTAGATGGAGACGGCAATATAACAGACCCGGTTGGTTATCATAAAGCAATGTATGCTGCTGATAATGTAGATCAAATCGCTAATCATTTTTACGAACAAGGCAAAGCAGATGCTGTAAAAGATGTGGTAAAAACATCTAAAAATCTTTCTGATGTGAAAGCAAGAGAAGGAAATACAGGTGAAGTTTTTGTCGGAGGTTTTAAAGTAAAATCTATTAGTGGTGCAGATTCTACAAAATTGAAAATCAAAAAACGAAAGTTTAACTAATTAAAATTAATAATTATGGCTTTAACTCCACAATTTGGGAGTATTGTTCCGTCGCAGGTTCAACAAACATTGGCTTCAAACTATTTAGCGTTTGATGGCGGTGCTAATGACTTTTCGCAACAATATTTACCAGAAATTTATGAACAAGAAGTAGAGCGTTATGGAAACAGAACGTTATCTGGCTTCTTAAGAATGGTCGGCGCAGAAATGCCTATGACCTCGGAT